CCACGCCCGACGAACCCCGACTCATGCAAGGGTGGTCTCTTCCTTGCGGGCTCCATGAGTCGGCTCGAGATACCGGCTCTCCCAGACGCTAATCGTCTCGCGCATCATCTCTTCAATCAGCGACGAAATGGTAATGCGTTCCCCTCGGGCGCGTCCTTGCGCCACTACGCGCTTGGTGCGCTTGGCTAAGGGTGGGGCCACATACGCCACCATCTGTTCTCGAATCGTTCGTGCCATCATTGCATCACCTCACTTTCTGGCTCTGTATAAGCCATGACAGTCTGAGTATCCTACCGTACCCTACCGAATGTCAAGCGTGCCCTACCCCCTCAGACGAGGGGGGTCCATTTTCCCCCTTGACAAGCTAGGGCATGTCATATATACCGTACCCTACCAGAAGGGCACTTCACACAGGAGCTACCGTATGCCAACCACCGCACTGAAACAAGTCGTGAGTTATCTGAAGCCCAGCGCCAAGGCGAAATTGCAGACCGTGCGCCTGCGGGCGCAGAAGCGAACCGGCGCCCCGATCTCGGAGAGTCGGTATGTCGCCACCGTGCTCGAGCGTCACTTAGCGAAACTCGCCAACTAAAGGAGGCTCCCAATGCAGGACTTCCGCAACAGTATGGTGCGCCAGATGGAACTGTGGCGCATTCAAGCCGAGGCCGAGATTGCGCACGAGCAAATCACGCGCCCGCCGTTGAGTGAGTACGCGGTGGGGAGTGAGAAGTTCGAAAAGCTGTGGGAGTCGATCAACCTGGCCAATAAGTACCAGTGGCCGAGCATGCTGGAGACGATATGAACTGGCTAGATGGGTACTGGTATCTGTGGCCCCACGCAGTCTTGATTGGCCTGATTGTCCTCTTCTACCTAATCCGCCTCCTGCTGGAGTGGTGGGACTGGCGGAAGAGGCGGGCGATGCAGCCGTATGTCCAGACTTGGGGCGGGGCGGTGTACTTCGGCCAGCATCGGCAAAATTTCAGACGGCCATGAGCGTAGGCGACCACGATAGGGAGGAGCCGGATGATCCGCCCTGGTGTTCTGTGCATATGAAAGTAAGGCCCTGCCCCCACTGTGCCGACGATGCCGCCGATAAAGACGTGAGCGAAAGGAGAAGTGATGAGCGGTAGAGATGTCTGGAAACTGCGCCTCATTCTGCTGCGCTTTATTCGTGAAGCCTCTCCTGGGCAACTGTTCAAGGTGGCTCTCTATGCGGCAAATGAGATGGTCGTGAGCGAAAGGCGCGAGCGATGAGCGAGCACACTAAGACAGATAAAGAAATAATAGAGATGCTGGTCAAAGCATTGAATACAGCATTAACAGAGTTACGAGCCATTCAAGCTCGGGACGGTGCGCCTCAACATATTTCTTGGGATCGTGGCCGACCGTTGCAAACTGATAGCTGTACGCATGAATGGTGGTCCACTGTTGTTGACCGCTGTGAAGCCGCGCTCGCCAGCGCCAGGGGGGAGAAATAATTATGGCGTACGATATTCAGACCTACCTCTTAGCATCCGCCTATGGCCGTGACCGTGGGCTGACCGATAATGAGATTGCCAAACTCAGCCAGTCGGTACAAACGCATTTGGAGGAGGAGATTGACAACCTCCTGTTCTATCGAAAGGAGCCGCACGATGTTGCCCTGTAATGGCTGTGCCTACCGACGCGAGATCCCTGGCGACTGTCATTCGCGCTGCGCCTTTGATTGGGAGCGGTCTAAACTGTCCATTCCACGCAATGAACGAGGTGGCCGCACCATGCAATGGTTCCGTTTCCCGTTTAACTACGATCCAGTGTGGGGGCCTGATACGTGCGAGGCGAGAGCAGAGGTTGAGGATAAAACGAAACTCGCACCCGCGAATCCATTGGCTGATCTGCTGTCTATTTTGAGGTGAGCATGGTTGACAAGCCTGGACTCTACCAGATGCCGTTGATTGAGTACATCGCGGACCCGTGCCCTGAGCCGTCGCTGTCAGCCAGTGTCGCGCACAAGCTCATCACCGCATCGCCAATCCATTCGTTCATCTATCACCCGCGTTTGAATCCTGGTGGAGCGCGTGAGGAATCGACCAAGATGGATTTAGGCACGATCTGTCACGGCATCTTGCTGGAGGGCGATGAAAGCCGACTCGTCATTATCGAAGCCGACGACTACCGCACGAAGGTGGCGCAGGAAACGCGGGACGCCGCACGGTTGGCTGGGCTGGTCCCGGTGTTGGCGGGCAAGATGGGCCAGGTTCGAGAGATTGTCGAAGCGGCCAAGTCCCACATCGCCAACAGCGAATTGAAGGACGCCTTTACGCCGACCGCTGGAAAGCCAGAGCAAACGATTGTGTGGCAAGAGGGCGGCGTGTGGCTGCGCTCGCGCCCTGACTGGCTCACGAACGATCATCGGTTGATTCTGGACTACAAGACCACCGCAGGCAGCGCCGAGCCGACCGCCTGGACACGCACGCTCTTAGGCAATGGGAACGATCTGCAAGCGGCGATGGGGTTACGCGGCATTCATGCGCTCGATCCGAAGGCGGGCTGTCAGTTCGTCTTTCTGGTGCAGGAGCAAGATCCACCGTATGCCATGTCGTTCGTCGGCCTCTCTCCAGCCTTTCTCGAAATGGCTGAACACAAATTGACTCGCGCCATACGACTCTGGGGCGATTGCACCTTGACGAACACCTGGCCGGGATACCCCTCGCGTGTCGCGTGGGTCGAACCGCCCGCCTGGGCCTATACCGAAGAGGAGATGAAGATATGAGCTACACATTCAAGCGAGCGGTGCGTGAACAGGTGCCGTTGATTATCGGCCTCTCTGGTGGAACCGGATCAGGGAAAACCTTTTCCGCGATGCGACTCGCCCACGGGATGGCCGGGAGCAAGCCGTTTTGCGTGATCGATACCGAGAACGGGCGGGCCAGCCACTACGCCGATCAGTTCGTGTTCGATGTGCTGGATCTGCGAGCACCGTTCTCCCCCGATGCCTACAGTCACGCGATCGCGGCGGCTGATAAGGCGCACTATCCGGTCGTGGTGGTCGATAGTATGTCGCACGTTTGGGCCGGAGATGGCGGCGTTCTCGACTGGCAGGAAGCGGAGCTAGACCGCATGGCTGGCCAAGATTACGGCAAGCGCGAAGCCTGCAAGATGGCCGCATGGATTAAGCCCAAGCTCGCACACAAGGCGATGATGAGCACCTTGCTCCAAGTGAATGCCCACCTGATCTTGTGTTTCAGGGCGGAAGAAAAAATAGAAATGGTGAGAGTGAACGGCAAGATGGAAGTGCGGAAGAAGGAATCGCTGGTCGGCAAGGACGGCTGGGTTCCGATCTGTGAGAAAAATGTGCCCTTTGAAGCCACCTGTTCCTTTCTGTTGCTCGCGTCGAATCCAGGTAAACCGCATCCGATCAAGTTACAGGAGCAGCACAAGTCGTGCTTCAAAGAGAACCAGTGCATTGACGAGTTTGCAGGCGAGCAGTTAGCGAAATGGGCGGCAGGCGGAACGAAATCCCCACCCCCCAGCGAGGAACGGCAGGAGCCTGAAATGCAGACATCCGAGATGCTTCAGCAGGTTCACGATGCTGTGAATACCGCCCCTAATATCTTCGATCAATCCTCCGCAGTGGCCGATCACGAACTGGCCATTGACGAGGCGGGTACGGACGCGGTGAAGGCGCAGAAAGCCTGGGACGATGTGGTGAACGACAAGCGGCTCAGTACCACGGATCGGAGCAGCTTGTATGCGCGGCAGCAACGGATACTGAAGCCAGCAAAGGCAAAACGATGAGCCGAAATAATGCGGACTGTGCCAAGGAGGCCATCGGGCTGCGGCCTGAGCCACCACGAGGTCCCTACGTGAGCGACTATCAGCCCGTCATGCCGCCTGTGCCGGAGAAGTGCCCTCGTTGTAAAGGCCACATCATCACCCAGTACGGGGATTCACGGTGCTTAAATTGTGGATTTTACCTGTGCCCTTTGCCCCTGCCAGACGCGATGGAAACACTCAAAGGCGGGGCCAAGCTGCCGGTGATTTCTGAGGTAACGAGATGATGAATGATGAAGTTGTACTAATGAAACTCAAGAACCTCCTGCAAGATAAAAAGAACGAGAGAGAGCGATTGCGTTTTCAAATGGAAGGAGTCAATGCCTTCATTGAAGGCGTCCAGTGCTCTATTGATCTGATTGAGCGTGAGCGGCCCAGGGAACTAAAAGCATGAACCGCATTATTTCCGAGGAGGATTTCAGGAAAATGGAGAACGCGGTGAGGGGAACTGACTCAGCAGGAAGGAATGGTAGGGCACCGAATCAAAGCCTGGGCAGGCCTGAGAATCGCCAGGGTCTTACCAAGCCGTCCCCCTCACCGCCCTTTGCCCCCTTCATGCTGTCGCTCACAGGCCAACTCCCAAGCGGCAAGAATCAGGTGCAGCTTCTCTGGCGCAATGGCAAGGTGCAGCGGTATCCCAATAAGACCTTTACGAACTGGCGTAGCCTCTCGCATGTGCAAATCCTAGAGCAGGGTGGCATCCCATCGCAGCCGATCACTCGCCCCGTGCGCCTCACGGCTGATTACTGGCCGAGCAATCTGATTGTGCGTGATGTGTCGGGACAGTTGGACGCCATCTTTTCGCTCTTGGTCTACTCGAAAGTGCTGAAGAATGACGGCCTGATCTACGATGTCATCTGGCGGCGGCATGAGGTCAATACGAAGTTCCCGAAAGTGGTGATGGAGCTGGAGGCGTGGTGAATCCCTACTGGCTCGGCTTTTGTACCGGCTTCGTCCTCTCCCCGCTGATCCTGATATGCTGCGTGGGGGTCGGCGTCTGGTTATGGAGGCAACCATGAGCGAATCCACACCTGAACTGGTGGCCCTACTGGGCATTGCCCTCGTGGTCGGGCTGCCTATCGCGTGGATCGTCTACCGGGAGAGCCAGCTGTCTCGTAAGAAGTATCATCACCGCACAAGCTGGAGGCGGGAGCCATGAGTTGTGCAACGTCTATGCAGGTAGCCGTTTCAGTAAGCGCCGTGATTATTTTGCAATTGGTGTATTTCCTGCTCCTTTGCCGTTACATAAAGGGCAAGCCATGACCCTCCAGTGGCGCAGCGAGAAACCGGATAAGCCGGGGTGGTATTGGGTACGAGGTGGCATGGATGAACTCGATCCTACCCTCGTGTATGTCGCCATGCTCAATGGGC